CTTTGGCCGCATTCTGAAACGGGACGACAGCGTCGGCCAGAGTGGCCAAGTGGGCACGCTCCATGAAGTCAGGAGAACCAGCCCTCCCACGTACAGTACGCCTGAGTTCTGCCTCAGTCATCCCAAGTTTCTCGGCTCGTTCGCGCAGGTACAAAAAACCGGCAATCTTCGGTTCGATTTCCGCCACCCGCATCAGGTACGTGTAGCCGCGCATAAATCGTTGCCATGCCCTGCGCCCACCGCCCATTCGACCAATCAGACGGGCGGAGACACCGTTCCTCAACATGATCCGTTCGACACTATCAATGTCCTCCTCGTGCGAAAAGACCATATCCGCCGGCACGAGCACCATGGAGTCCAAAGCAGCCTTGGCGTCCTCGTTAGGATGACCACTGATAAGCGACCGAGCGGCCTGATTTGCTCGCTTCCAATACCGAAGATAGGAATTGCGTCCGAACACCCTGGAGTAGACCCCTGGCATGTTCATGACGTACTCCTTCGTGTCACGCCAGTAATTGACCGGGAGGAAGCCATAGTTAAGGCCTGTCGCCAACGCCTTCACAGGACGGGAAAACCACCGCGCGACTTTCAGAGCAGTCGTTAGCCAACCAGGATCTTCGGCTTCAAATTCCTCCGCCAGCGACTTGCTCATGTAGTAGGCCCGCACCTGTCCGTCGCGAACCAAATAGAGGGTCGTCATACGCGGCGACTTCCGATCGATCGGTTCGCGACGTTGCAGAGAAGGATTGTACCGGTAATCAGCTTCACGCATTCCTTGATCGTTGATGTCCTGCAGAAATTCAACAGCAGCCCACTTCGCCATGTTCCGGTAGGCCCAGGAAATCAGCGATAAATCCTTCTCGACCGTCGCCAAGAATGGATCACGCGCCTTTCCCAAGTATCCAATGCGTTGAAAGATCTTGGGTCCAACAGTTCCCCCATAGACTCCCGCCATCATCGAATCAAGCGTGTAGGCCTCCGGATCGACAGTTCCCCCTTTCTGCGCCTGGATCGTCTGGTAGAACTCGCGTTCGAACAGCAGTTCCACCTGCGACGCGGACGGAACACCACTTTTCTTTAACAGCGAAAGCACCCGCGCCTTCCTGTTCTCCCAGAAGGCTCCCCGAGCCCGTGCGAGCGCCTGCCAGCGCTCGGGTCCTAGGTTCGCCTGCATCTCGTCCAGACGCTGCTGGCTCGCCGCGGCCGTCCACCCGAGCGGGTTCGCCTTATCGAAGCCCTCATGCACGACGTACTGATGCCACATGTACTCTCGGAGGTCTTCATAGGTCAGGTTCTGTTCCTGAAGCGGGGCCAGCACCGTGTTCTGCAGATCGAGCAGATACCGTTGATGCTGGTTCCGGTGTCTGAGCATGTCCCCGATCGCGCGGTCGACGGTTTCTACCTGCTCCCTCGGTCGGCCTTTCATACGGGCGTAGATTGGCCCGAACCGGCGCCACACGAGCGTGAGAAACGTATCTTTTCGCTCGCGCCAGCTCATGGTCTGAGCGGCATCCTCGATCGACAAGGCGACCTTGCCGGCTTCTTCCCAGGACTTCCGCAGGTTCTCCACGCGATCTCGGTAGACCTGTCCGCTGGAGATCGCCCGCTGCAGCGCCTGGTGCCGTGCCTCGAACTCTGGCCGCGCAGACATGTAGTTACGGAGCAGCTTCCACGTCGCCGGCGCCCGCTTCTGAAAGGCTCCCGGATTGTTGATCCAGGCCGAGAACGCCTCCGCGTACATCTCCTTAGGATCCTTGAAGTAATTCGGCATCACCTCGGTGCCACGCCACCAGGCGATGAGGGGCTCGAGTTCCGCCACCACCTGGCCCTTGGTCACCAGGCCGCGCTTCTCGAACAGATCGGCGATCAGTTCCTTGTAGATCTCAGCCGTCCGGGCGTTCAGATCCGCCTTGGCTGCCCCCTTGCCCAGTTCCGATCTCGTTTGCTTCTCCGCCAGCCGGCGCAGTTCCGCCCGCTCCCGGCCGTCGATCGCTTCGTCCCGGTTCGCCGGCGCCTCTCCGATCGCCTGTCGCATGAACGTCTTCAACGCCGCAATGTGGCCCAGGATGTTCCCGCGGGAAAGGGTGTGCTCCGGCAGGTAATCGACCAGGTGCCCTATCTCATGGATCACCACGGCCATGGCCCACGTCGGATCCCGCTTCTTGGCTTCCTCCACTTTCTGAGCCAAAGCGGCCGCATACCTCTGCTCGATCTCGTTGCGCAGATCCGGCTTCAGCAGCAGTTGCGTGCGCGCCTCGTCCGTCAGGACTCCAACGTTGACGCCGGCCCCCAGCAGCACGTCCTGGACGATTTGAGCCTTCAGGGCTTCCTTCTCATCGGACTGGACCAGGTTGAAAATGTCCGCCCGCAGCTCGATCTCCATTAACGGCCCCTGCGCCCGGAAAACGCCGGCGGCACGCCCATGAAGCAACCTGAGCGTCTTCAGGATCCGCGGGAACCGGCCGCCAAGCAGCCCCTTGGCCAGGTCGACCGCCTCCGGCATCCCGAGGGGCAGCACGGAGAAGGATGGATCATCCGCCGGCAAGGGCGTTTCCCGGAAGCCTGGTGTGGGGCCCGCTCCGGGCCGGGACGTGTCGCCTTGCGGGGCAGCGGCCCGCTCCGAGGGTTCGGACTGGACGCGGGTTTCAGTATTCTGTCTGTTCTGTCCAGAAGATGCTGGTCTCTGCATCGCTGGCGACGCCGACCTTACCGACTCCAACCCGGGACTTCCCTTCACCCGGCCCGACGTTCCGGAAACGCTCGTATTCGATCTCGGTATCCCTTTCGCCGCACCCGCAGTCTTGACGGAAGCGCCACCAGGAGGGACAATGTTCCCAGTTGAGACTCCGGGGATCGTTTCGGACGTGCGAGGGTAGGCCTTGACTTCGGTCGAGGCATGACTCGCCCCGGACTCAACCTTCCACATCGACGTAAGCGCCAGTTCCTTTCGTCCTGTCCGGACCTCCTCTACGACGAAGACGTGACCGTTGATGCGCTTCTTGAACCGAAACAGATCCATCCCTCGGTCGTTCTTGCCGATGTGCTGCACGGCATCGGGGTTTGAGACAACAGCCGGAAGATGCCGGAAGTCTTGAGTGGTGACCGCGACTTGTCCCTTCACCACCTCGCCGCCTTCACCGTGCCGCTTCAGGATGTGATTTACAGCGCTCCCGTCCATGGCGTGCGAGTAACCGGACAGGTCAACCTTGATCTGCTCCCCAACCTGCTGCGCAAGGTCAGGGCTCACCTCCATGTAGCGAACCTTCATCTTGGAAGCACTCGAAACATCGACCACCGCACGGTTGGCAAGATCCACCAACCCATCCCCCACGCGCTTCACCTGCTGCTCGCCACCCATATCAGGGCTTGCCGTCGCCGGTTTCGAGCCGTTCACCTCATCAAGGCGCCGAGCCCATTCCTTCTCGGTCTCCGCCTTCTGCTCTGGGGTCAGTATTCCAGCCAGGGGACGATCGCTTGACTTGGCAGCCTGATCCAGCGATTCCGTCTCCGTCTTTTGGACATCCGGTTCCGGTTGCTCAACCCCGGATTGCTCCGTCTGAACGCCCGACACCTGCTCCCGCCGCGGCTCCCCAAGCGCTTCCCGGACCCGGTCCTCGGCGTCCAAGCGCTCCTGCTGAGCAATCCAGTCGGATTCCTCACCGGCCGCCGGGCTTGCCATCATGCGGTCGACGTCGGCCGACAGCGGATCCGGATCCTGCTGACTCCGCGTCCCATCGAGGGGCAGTTCGACTATGGTTGACGGCGCCGCCTTTCCTTCCGCCTGGCCCGGGCGTTCGCCAGCGGCCGCCGTCCGGCCCTTACGGCCGCCAAGCGAGACGCGCGCCACGCCTGCCGCCGTGGAGGGCAACTCGAGCACCGCGACAGGTCCGAAGGTGTCCACCATCTCGTTCCAGGCATCCTTGGCAATCTGCGCCGCTTCCGCCGGCAGCTCCTTGGCCTCAACCTGGCCCTCGATCGACCGCGCCGTCAACTCGGTCGCGTCCGTGATGACTTTCTGCAGGCCCTCTTCGCCCACTTCCTTCAGGGTATTCTGCGCCCCCTGCTGCAGCACCGCCAAAACCGCCGCCTTCACCCCGCGCTTCATCGCGTCCTTCACGGGTTTCACGAGGCGCGAAGCACCAGGCACAAGCTGAGAGAACTGGAGCTGCTCCACCAAAGCATACGGCACGGCCCCGATCATCGCTGCCACCGATGCCGCCTTGGGCGTCACGCCTGCCTTGCGCAGGTCCCAGTAGATCTCGCCGGTGCCCTGCTCCCACCAGTGCACCGTGTTGCCGGCTGCAAAGCCAGCGACGGCAGCCGGAAGACCTGCGGCAAGCGCCCCAGCCGGACCACCCAGAACCGCCCCGGCTGCCCCGAGGGCGCCTCCCGCCTGAGTTGCCATCTCGGCCCCGGACGCGGCGCCGGAGAGCATCTCCGGGAGCATCTGTACGGCGTTCGCCGAGTAGATCCCGAACACGCTCTCATTGCGCGGGCCAAACTCATCCTTCCAGCCCTGGTACTTCTTCTCGATCGTATCGACAAAGAGTTCATCCTGGCGCCCCATGGCGGCCTCGAACTTCAGGCGGTTCAGATCGGCATCCAGGCGGCCAGCCTGCCATGCCCGCTTCATGTTCTCGCCGTAGGTCGGTACCGGAGCCACAAACTTGACGCCTCCGGCTCCGGGCGAATCGGCACTCGCGGCGCCCGGATCGCCGGCAGCCTGGTCCGCAGTGCGCGAAGCGTTCCAGATCTCCATGGCCTTGACGCCAGGCGCGAACCGCTCGTGCATGGCCTGCGTCTCAGGAGTCTCCTGACCCCGCCTGGCCAGCTCCGCACCCCGGGCGACCTGCGCATTGAAGCGCTCGCCGGCGGCCGCGGCATCCCGTTCGGCTTTCTGCTTCTTGGCCCAGTCCAGCCACTCCTGGTTACTGGCGTCCAGTTCGGCGCGCGCCTGGTCCTGCTTCCTCTGCTCCTCGACTTCGCTCAGAAACACAATGCGTCCGGATCCGTTTTCATTGGTGGTTTCACCAACTGCGCCAGGCTTGCTCTGATCCGTGTTGTCTCCGGCGCCGGCATCGAGCTCACTGAGGAATCGAATCATTGGACAAGCGCCTCCTCTTTCCGTCCCGTCTTCGGGTTCACCACGATGATCGGCGTTCCCTTCGGGAGCTTCGCCGCATTAGCCTCGTCAAGGGAATCGAACTCACGCAGTTTCGTTCTCATCTGGACGCCCTGCCAACGGTCCTTCTCGACCGGCTTCTTGACAAAGTCCTTCTTGTCCTTGTCCCAGACTAACTCCACCGTGACCGGGTCCGGCTTCACCGGCGTGTAGACTTCCTTGGTCGGGTTCCACTCCTGGACCGTCCCCTCGGCCGTGCGCACGAAGTCGCCCTGGTATGTCTCCTTCTTGTACTTGGGCGCCTTATCCTTTGGTAGCACCTGCACCTGGCTCGGCGAGGTCCACACCCCCTTGTTGCCGTCCGGCAGTTCCACAGCGGTCCCAATCCGCTTCGCACCTGCCGCCGCCTCATCGGCCTTGCGCTTCCGCTCCGCCTCGCTGGCGTTGAGCCGTGCCGCCGCCTCATCGGCCTTGCGCTTCCGCTCCGCCTCGCTGGCGTTGAGCCGTGCCACCGCCTGGTCATCCTGCATCAGCTTGTTGATCAGCCGCTCATCCCGGACGCCGAACGCCATGGCCCGGTCCGCGGTGCCCATCTTGTCCCACACCGCGGCCGCATCGTTGGTCGATGGCGCCCCCGTGTTGTTCATGAAGTACTGGATTTGCGACGGCGACAGGCTTCCGAACTTCTGCCCGGCTGCCACCACGGCCCGCTGATCGCGCTCGAGCATCATGCGGCCGGCCAGGCGCTGGCGCTCCTCTTCCTTGCGCTTGCGATCCGCGATATGCGCCTCAAGTTCGCCTACGCTGGACGCCTGGACGTCCGCCTTGGGGACCCCGAGCAGCTCGGCCTCCTTCCGGACGCGGTCGATCCGCTCCGTGAGAAGCCGCTGGCGGTCCTTCTCCTGGCGTTCATCCTCCTTCAGAGCGTTCAGGCCAGACAAGTAACTCTGAATCGGTTGCGGGCCAAAATTGTAGGGCATGATGTTTCCCAACCTTTCCTGTTAGCGGTACTGCCTGGTGTCCCAATACGGGGTCCCCCCCAGTGGTCGGTATAGACTCGCACTTGCCGGGATGCGGGCCGCCGCCATGCCTGTTGCCCTATCTCTGGCGGACCACTGGGCCCTGCTGAAATACTGTCCAGATTGCCTGTCGGCGCTTCCCATGGCAGAATCGGGTACTCCAGCACGCGACTCCTTACGCTGGTCAGCAGCCAACTGCGCCTGCTGCAGCGCTGCCCGAAGCTGGTCCCCATAGATCCCCGCCTGCGTGTTGAAGATGCTCGTCTCGCGCCCGATGTCCTGCCCGCGCATGCTCACGGCCGCCTGCAAGCCGGCCTGCGCCTGGTCCGCACGGAGCCGGTCCTGGCCCAGCGCCCAGGTGTCCGCCATGCCCTGCTGCTCGAGCGCCGCCCGCTGGTTCGACGTCGCCGCCGTCAGACCGGCCGACTGGTTCGCCGTCGCGATCGACGTCCGGGCCCCTGTGACCGTACGGAACACATCCCGTGCGCTCTCGTTGTTCGCCACTGCCGCCTGCAGTCCGCCCTGTGCGTTGACTTCCCTGGCCCGGTTTACGGCCGACTGGTTCGCCAGGTCCAGAGTCTGGTTTGCCTTCTCCACGTCGCCGGCAAACGCCCTGCGCTCAGCCAGGCGCTCGCGGGCGAACCGGTCCCGGGCCAGCACCTCGGCCGCGGCCGCCGGATCCGAGTAGACCATGCCCCGGGCCGAGAAGGCCGCGCGCGCCGCCTGCTGCGCGTCCCGTTCCTCCTGCGCTGACAGCATTCCGCCCAACTTCAAGTCGGACTCCGCCTGGCGGTTCAGTTCCTGCAGGATCCCGTCATCCTGAATCGTGAACGGATCCACGCCCTGGAACCGCACGGATCCGATGCCAGCCGACGAGGCATCCGGGATAATACCCATGTCGATCATGTCGGCCCTGACCTGCGGAATGTTCACCCGCGTGCGGGCCGATCCGACAAACGGCGCCGCCGTCACCGCGGCGATCCCTGCCGCCGGCGCCGGAGCGCTGGGCGCCGCCGGCGCCGAGGGGGCCACCGCAGCCTGAAGGCCGGCGCGCCCACGCACAAAGACCGTCCCGCCTACATTGCTGTTCGTGTCGAAACTCCGGGTCGCGGCATTCCACCGCGTGTCGCCCCGCACGTACCCGCCGGATCCGCCCGCGTTCGGGTCGTACCGGTATCCCGCTGCCTGCAGGTTCTCGAAGTAGCCCATTGTCCACTCTCCCTTCTACGTCTTGATGATCTTCAGAAAGCTGATGTTCTTCGGACGGGTCTCCGAAACTGGCATTGCCAGTGTTGTCCAAGTTAGGGATGAAATCGGCAACAGGAAGCCCTGTTGACCAGTTCCGCCGCCCTGTATGCTGTCGTAGTTCTCCGCCTTGACCGGATGCGTATGCGACTTCAACGCGGCCGCCTGAGTCGATCCGACATGGTTTCCCCCTGTCCGGTTCGCCTTGTCCGGATCCGCCGTAGAGGTCGATGCCCATCCCCGCGAAAACTGACCCCGTTGCCCGGGAAGTTTGAACCAAAGCGGACCCCGGGATGCGACGCCCCAGTGGGTTCCTAACACAGCCGCCAGGGCCGGATAGTCGGCAATGAGTTTCTCGCTGCCGTCGCACGTCAGCCAAGCTTCCGGAGCGGTCTCACCCGCAAACCAGCAGGTCGCTCCCGTCGGAATGCGATACGCCCCAACGGCTGCAGCCATATGCTCCAACGTGATCGAGCGCAACGCAAACTTCGCGGCCGTGAAGAACTCGGAAGCCACCTTCGCGCGCCCTGTAGCGTCGGCCGTCAGCGCCTGATTTGCCAACTTCCGCGTGGTCACGGCTCCAGCGTCTATACCCACCTGAGCCTGCAATGCGACTGTCAGCGCAGACTCAGGAATCGACGCGTACTGGATGCAGTCCCTGGTTACTCCGTTCGCGGCGATTCGCCACACGGCGTCCAGCAACGCCCTCCGCAACGTTTCGGCTTCCAGAACGTGACTGCGCTTCAGGTCGGCATTCGCCTCGCCGCTTCCTTCCGGCCACTTGAACTGTGCGATCCGTTCGACGGTTCCAGGCATAACGACCTCAGAACTTAATGATGTCCATGAAAGCGACATTCACCGGTCGCGTTTCGGTGCCGCCCGCGGAAGCCTCCGTGTTCACCGTAACCGTTCCGGTTGGATTCACAAGCGTCTTAGTGCCAGCACCAGTAATTGGCGCTACAGCCCCCTTGAGGGTGTGCGTATGCGCATTGACTGAATCAGCCTGCAACGACCCAACATGGTCACCGGTTGCTCCACCCGTGGCGGCCGCCGTTCGTGACGCTGCGTCAGGATCCACGCCGGCCCCGTTGTCCCACCCGCGCTTGAACCTGCCCCGCGTGTCCGGAACATTGAACGTGGTGGATCCGTCGCCCTGCCCGTGCCTGGTGCCGACCAGCGCGAACAGCGTGGCGTATGTGGTGCGCGACACGGCCTGGCCGTTCAGCCACAGCCACCCCGCCGGCGCAACCTCGTTCGGCCATTCAATGATGGCCCCTACCGGCCAGACAATGTCGGTCGCCAGTCGATCCGCCGTGATGGTCGCCAGGGCGATCAAGGCAGCCGTCACGAATCCGTCCGCCATCTTGGCTCGGCCCGTGGCGTCGGCGCTCAGGATACCGTCGGCCAACTTCGCAACGGTAATGCTTCCGTCCGGGATTCCCAGTTGCGAGCGGACCGTCGAATCCAGTTTGTCTTCGGAAATGGACCCTGGTGCCAGCTCGCGGCTCCCGACCGCTCCCGCCAGGATCTCCGCGGAGAGGCTGGTAATCAACTCACGCAGCAGACTTGGCGTCACAACGACACCGTCCGCCAGCGTCACATTCGACGTGATCTGGATTTCGCCCGACATGCTTCACCTCACGCCACGTCTGTCGCCGACCACAGCACCCACACCCGGATTGTCCCGGCAGTCAACGCGCTCAAATTCGCGCCGGTCGCCGTCACGCGGAGCTTCAGCGCGGTCCCTGCGCCGGCTCCGGTCAGCGTGTGCGCCTCATAGCCAGGCGTCAGGCCCACCCCAATGTTGTTGTCCGCCGGAGCGGCCAGCATGTTGTACCCCGTCAGGTACTTCGCCGGCGTCCCCGCGTTCCCCACGTCGCCCACCAGCGTGGCCACCGCGGTTCCCGCCCACTGCACCGACGACATGACTTTGACCGCGTGCACGACGGCGCCGTCTGGAAGCGTGAGTATATCCACCTGGCCGCTCAACACGGCCCCCAGCGCCGCCACCGTGGCGTAGCCGATCTCGTACTTCTCCCAGCCCGGCACGGCATTCTTGGTCGTAACGGCATCGTTCACGACCTGGAGTTTCACTCCGTCGGCCATGGCGGTGTCAGGAAGGGCCTTCGTCACGAGGGCCTCGAAGTCGGACCGCAAGGACAGCATGCCAAGCGCGGTCGTCAATTTCAGTGCGTCTGCCATCTTAGTCTCCTATGTACGTAACCCACGGCGCCCCGTCTGGGCGTCCACCCTCACACCATGCAGCGCCGAGAACCCGCGCTCCCCGGCAATGCGCACCTGCAGGAAGTCACCGCGCCGGCTAACCAGGTAGTCTTCTGGGAGCCGGTGCGTGGCGCCCAGTACAACGCCGTTCCCCATGCCTGCGCCAAGCCGCCAGGCATAGTCGTCGTGACCCACCCCATTGATATCCACTGGGGCAACGCCGTCGCTCCACAGCACTTCAGGCTGCCGGAAGATGCGTTGCCGGCGGGAATTGACAACGTCCGTAAAGTACCGCCGCCCCGGCAATCGGTTTGTGCCACTAAACAAGCCGACCCCATAGAAATACGCGTAGTCCCCTTCGCCATCCGTGAAAGTCAACCGCCAGCGACTTGAAAAGCCAACGTACTTGTGAGTTGCGCTGGGCCACATGTTGTCCAACGTGCCCTCGTCAGGGGTGCCATATATTACTCCGCGGCACAGAAGGATCGAGTTGCTGTCGATGCGCTGCGCCGTAAAGTATGGGTATGCCGAGCCGTTTGGTGTATCGACATAGACCGCAACATAGAACTTCGGCCAGATCCACACATTCAGATCCGTTTCCGATCCCGTGGGCGCATACCAGATATCGACGTAATCCCCTTTCGCCAGGCGCCATCCCTCCCATCCGCCGAGCGCTGTCCCAGTGCACGTGCGTTGCCATCCCGTAGAGCCAGGGCTGAATGACTGCGGCAGCCAGGCAATTTGCGACGGCGTTTGCGCTGCAAAGTACTGCGTTGTGCGCTCGAATCCCCGCCGCACATCGACGGCAACAGCCTCTTCGCCTCGCTGGTTGCAACCGCGCACAAATACCGAGTATCGCGGGTTCCACGTCTCGTTATCCAGGGTCACCCGGACCGAACGTATCTGCTGCAGCGGCCCCAGGTTGTATCCGCGCGTAACGATCTCATCCTCGATCCACGAACTGTACCCGTAGACAACGTCCTGCTTACCAGCCCCCATTACGCACAACGCGCCGTCCGTCAAGCCGATCACCTCGTGCAACATCTGCGACTGGGCCAAATCCTGGCGATCCTCGACGCTCAACTCCGCCCACCAGTGCAGCTTCAGCCGACCCCCGACGCCATTGACGAACGCCAGTCGCTGAGCCTGGTTCTCGGTGATCACCGCGAACGACACGAGCCGCAACCACGGCGCCGTCCAATACCCTTCCCACTGCCCGGTCGCCGAGTTATAGACCAGGATCGCGTTGTTGAACGTGACACCGTCCAGCGGCACGGCCAGATACAGTCTGTCCCCGAACACCTGCATCTGGGCAATATGCGCGTGTGCCCAGTGGATCCGCTTCATCAGGTGCTTGATCGGATGCGAGAGGGGCTTGTCGCTCGCCTGCAGTTTCCCCTCTTCCGTCTGGCTCACGGTCCATACGTTGCCGTCGCCCAGGAAGACCACGTCCTTGCCCATCTCGGCCGCGGCGTCGGGCCCCACGCACCCCGGGCAACCGCTCAAGCGATCGCAGGTGACCATTTCGGACAGGTCCTGCGCCCACACCCCATCGAGAACGTAACCGCTTCGGCGTTTCAGCACCACGATCATCCGGCCGGCATAGGGCAGCATCCTCACGATCTCGTCATCCGTACCGGCATTCACCCTCAGTTTGTTCAGGACCAGGTCGCAGTGCGTATAGTCCAGGATGTCGGAGACTCCCAACTGGTCCCGATACCCATTCAACTTGAACCATGCGCGGTTGGCGTAACAGATCGCATCGTCGGACGGAGGCGTAGCCGACAGGAAACTGCCGCTCCCAGGGGCAGTCTGCTCGATCTCCTCGAACGCTCCGATGCCATCCTCGAACGTCTCCTGCGGATCCCACTGCAACGTGCTCTGTTCGCCGCGGAGCATCAGAACCTTGTCGAACGTTTGGACAAACCTGACCGGCTTCGTGATCGTCTGGTTCTCGGGAAGCGCGATCAGTTCCGGCTCGCTCAGGCTCCGAATCCGCCACACGCCGTTCCACACGGCCAACAAGGTTGCTTCCTGGCCGTTCGGATCGGAGAAGACCAGGCGGCCAAAGACGGTCCCAAACCCCATGGGTTCGAAGGTCACGCCTTCCTCGACTCCATCCCCGTCGGGATCGAAGTTGATTCCCTCTTCCACGCCATCGTAGTTCGAGTCGAACGCCAGGCCCGGGCCACCGCCCCACGACGGAGTCATCCAGCCCGGCCGCGTCTCCGCAACGCCATTCTCGAACGACTTGTTCACAGCCGATGGGCACATGCCTTCCGGCAACTGCCGCGGATCCGCGCGGTCATTGACGCCTAGGAACCCGGAATCCCCGATCGCCTGGTCTTCCTCGTCCCGCGGTCCATATCGTCGGTGAATTGCCATGTCAGATCCTCAGTGAGTAGACCTCTTCAACGTCGATCGCCGTGGAGTCCCCCTCGAGCAGAAGAAACTGCGGCACGCATGCCTTGACCTCTCCTGTCCGAGACAGTCCGTTCTTCATTCTGATTTCCACGTACTTTCCCTTTGGCAGTTCCTGCTCAAGAAAGCTGTCCGCCGGCGACGAACCTGCTTTGCGCGTCACAATCATCGGTCGTTCCTCCAGTCCAGTACCGTGTCCTTCACGGCCTTCCCGCCGGCGCCAGCCCGCACGCCAGCCCAATACGACCACCGAGTGGCACGCCAGGCCCCTTCGGCCTCGAGAGCCTCGGCGAGCAGCGCGTCGGCCTGCTTCCGCGTCACGAAAATGACCTTCCACGCCTGGTGCTCCTCGTCCCAGAGTTCGAGCGAGCCTTCCCCGCATGCGGGATCGTGGATCCCCATCGAGCTCCGCTTGTACCGCAACACGTTGAAGGCCGGAATCAGCCAGTCCAGCGGGTGCGGAATCGAAGCGGCGTCGGAGTCATACTCCTTTGTCACAGGCCGGAGCCGCCGGCCGCGACTGTCCTGCAGCGCAAACCCCTCTCCGATGCGGACCCGGTAAACGTCCCGCAGGAAGAGAAAAGACCGCACCTGGCGGTCCGTCACTTCCGCGTGGAACGCTTCCGGATGCTCAAACGTCGGCTTCATGCGCTTCATGGGGTCACCTCGTCAGAACGGCGATCGCCGCGGGGATGAGCACCGCGTTCAACACGATGAGCCCGCCAAGAATCAGGTACTGGAACTTGCGCGCTCCAAAGGCCGCCTTCGCGCACGCCTCGTGCTCGACGCAGAACGACCGGGCCTTCAACTCGGCCATGTCCTTCTGGATCTCCGGGATCGCGGCCAGCGCCACCTCGATCCTGGCCCAGTCTCCTGCGTCAATCGTGACCTGTCCTGCGGCCATGGGTTACTCCGCGGAAGCGGCCTCAGCCGGATCTTCAACCTCTGCGCCGGCGGCCACCAGATCCGCCGCCTCCTCCTCGGTAATCCGCTGCGTGATGCGTCCGTCGTCGGCCGCATAGTAGAAGTCCCGCCCCACCTGGACGCGGATCACGGTCGTGTTACTGACCGCGTTGGTCTGCAGCGCCGGTGCCGGCGCCGTGCCCCGCTCATCGCTCTTGAACGGGTTATCACACCCGGTCAGAAGCGCAAGGCCCGTCAGAATCGCAATCGCCAAACTCAGTCTGTCCATGGCTTCCCCTTTCATGTCACGGCCCATTGGCCGAGAAGTCGTAATCCGCAAGCGCCGCGCACTTGCTGCGTATCGCGTTCTGCACCGCTTCCTTCGTGATGGCCGGTTGCCCGTGCCACGTTCGGTTGCGGTTGAACTCCTCAACCATTGCCTCGACAATCGCCTCCAGCAACTTGGGCCCGAACATCTCCGCAAATCTGTCGCGAGTTGCCATTGGAGTCTCCGCTAATACCCCGCTAATACCCACAGCCCAGAATCTTGATTCGCGTCCGTACCCAGTTCGCCGCCGCACTCATCTGCATGTAGAGCACCCGGTCGGTAAGGATTGCCACCGGGGCATACGAATCGAACGTCTGGCTCGCCACCTGGATGCGGGCAATGTTCGCCACCTGCGTCGCATTGGAAACGCTCATGATTTTCACGAAGTTGTTCAACGTGGGACCGAGCGCTTGCACGGAAGTCAGCACCCATTTGGCTCCGCTTGGAACAGCGGCCGATCCATCAGCATTCGTCAGCAGACTCAGATCCAAGTAGTAGACCACGCCATTCGTAGGGAGGTTGTTCGTTTCATAGTCCCATGCTCCCCCAGCCTGATCAAACCCCCCATTCCGCGGCACAAACCCAGCCCCGCGCACAAGGTTCGTCCCGTCAAACCTCAACATGTCTCCAACGGTCAACCCATTGGTCACCCCATACAAGTAGTTCGTCCCCGTCCCGCGCAGCAGGTTGGGGAGCACAGCCCCAGGCTGCGCATTCGTAACTCCCGCATAAATCCGGTTCGACGCCACAGTAAACGAGTTGCTCGCCCACCATGCCGTGTTCGAAACGAGCGATAGCGAGTTGCTCGCCCAGCAGGCCACATTGCTCACGCTCGCCACGGAGTTGCTCGCCCACTTCGCCATGTTGCTCACACTGGCCACGGAGTTGCTCGCCCACCAGGCCACATTGGAAACTCCAGCAACGAAGTTGCTCGCCCACCAGGCCACATTGCTCACAGCAGCCAGCGCCGCCTCGCTTGCCCCCGATGCAATCGTATTCACCGAAAGCCCGGTAGGTATCACCACGCTCGACAGTCCATTGCTCCCTCCCGTGAGCGTCACCGCAACCGTTCCTCTCACACCGTTCAACTTCGGACGAATATGAACAGCCTCTTCGCTCGTCAAGTTCGTCGGAGCCGCAACCTGAATCGTCAACGGCATCCAGTCCGCCAAAGTCGAAAGCGGCAAATGCGGCCCAGCATCGCTCCACTCCGGCTCTGCTCCGCCGGCTACCACGTTCGTGATATACGCCTCCCACTCCACTTCACACGACCCCACCGGAGTCTTGCTGTACGACACACCGGAAATCACGATATTCCCCGCCTTGATGTTGCTCAACAGCCCCGTCCCCATCACCAGCCAGCCAGGCCCAAGGTACGCGTCAGTCGTGATACCGCTGTACGTGAAATTCCAATTCGTGGTTGGCCTGTCCGTCGTAGCCGCCAGGAGATTCCGGGAGGTCGCATTGCTCGCCCCCCGCAAGTAGTACGTCGTTCCACCCTCCGACGCCCTCAACAGTTGCTGCAGAGTCACCGGATGATTCGTCTGCGAAGCATCCACCACTCCGAACGAATACCCGCTCCCGCCATTGGTCACAACGCCGGCCGGCAGCGCCGCCGTAATCGTCAGGTTCGTTCCATTCCCCAGCGCCGACCCATTGATAGTCACTCCTCCGTTCGTCAGTACATTTCCGCCAGCCCCATCCACCGTCAGGGATCCCGTCAGATACGTCTGATCCGTCCGAATCTCCGTCAAACTCGGATTCGTGGAAACGCACACCGCCCGAAAAAACGCCATCCCCGTCCAGTCATTTGTGAACCGCAGCGTCACGGAGGAATCCGCATTCGTTACACTCAGGAACGTCCCCACCGTGCTCCAATACCCCATGAGATTAGTGGTCACTTCCGGAAACGGAGAAGTCTCCATCCAGTTTGTGGCCACCGCTAGATTCACCCAGTTGCTCACGTCCACCTTCAGGTTCGTAATGCACAGGAACGAGTTGCTCGCCGACAGTCGGAACAAGTCCTGTCCAGAATGCTGAATGCGGAACCACTGCTGCGAACTCTCGACCGTGTACGTCAGCGCATACAGCGTCCCATTGCTCAAAAGCGAATAGTCGTCAAACGTCAGCCGCTTCCCCGGCAACCGTACGTCCGCGATCGCCACGTAATCCGCCCACGCCGCCGGCGTCACCCCTGCCACCGCGCCATCCACATAACTCTTGTTCGCCACCCCCCGCGTCACCGTGGGCGTGTCCACAAGCAGCTCCTGCGAGGCAAGGTCATTGGAAACGCCAACCAGCCACGGCGCCCGCCACGAAGCCGCCCAGATATTGCTCACCCATCCATCCGCGCCGTAATAGCTCGTTCTCAACCGCCAGTACACCGGACCATTCGTAACGGAAGCCGTCGCCCACCCGGAAGTACCACTTGCCGAAAGCTCGCTCACTGCCGTGGATGGCAGTGTCATGCTTCCCGGCGGAGCATGCCAGTTCGCCGCCGCATACCCATTGCTCAGGTACGCGCTTGCCAGCACATAGTTGTTGCTCACGTAGTAGGAGTTCGTCGCAGTGGCCGCCACATACGCCCAGGAACTCCGCACTACGCCCTGCGTGGCCATGGCCCACTCCGCCGCCGGCACCTGGCCCAGCGCATGCGCATTCGTCGCCGCCCAGGCGTTCGTTGCGTCCCGCGCCGTGCTGACATACTGAAGGTTGGTCAATGCCCCGCCATTCCCGATGAACTTCCCGTAGAAAGTATCGGGCCCAACCACACCAAACGCTCGTGATGCCCCAAGAAGCACCACGAGCGCCAGCGTGACTATGGCGGAGGAGTCCTTCACGTTACTGCTTCGGGGCGCGCTTCCGCTTCTTCGCTTCGGGCACCGCTGCTTCCGGATCCGTGGTGGCCGCAGGGCCGGCGGGCGGGTCCGACGGCGCCTTGGCCTCGGCCGCGACCTTTTCGGCAGCCGCGATCGCATCGCGCAGAAGCCCGATTCCGGCATGCACGCACTTGGCAGCCTCGCGCACCTGCGCACTCGGAGCACCGATCGCCACGAGCCCGCTCAGCGACTCCGCAACAGCGCCCATTCTCCGGATCTCTTCGCCTACCTTCCCTTTCCACATGGCCTGTCCCTTTCGTTTGACTCCCGATCACTTCGACCAGAAGGAGATATGGACCACGCTGTCCGCTGAGATCCGAATGGCCTTCGCCTGGCGCAGCGCCTGGATCGTCACGATCTTCTCCCGACCGGCCGCCCAGTACGCCCCGGTCGTCGAGGTCGGGTCCGTCGAGTCGAACCGAACGGCGATCGCCTGCGCTCCGTTCGTCAGGCACGCGTACTCCGCGCGCTTCGGGATGTCCGCCTCTGCCACAAGGGCCACCGCAGCCGTCGAGACTGCCTTGTCCACCTCCGCGCCGACCGGCGCCAGAGCCTGCTCGAGATTCCGCACGTCCGTGTTGCTGCTCATTGAGTCACCCTTTCCTGACGGATCAGCCGTACCCGGCCATCCGAACCTGCTTCACCTGGTCCTGCTGGCCGATCAGCCGATCATGCTGCCGCACCAGTTCCTCGAACGCCTTGTTTTCTGCGGCGTCCGCCTTGTCATCCTGGTTGTCCACCCGCAACTGGTCAGCCCTGACACCCAGCTTCACGAAGTCCCGCAGGAACGCCGGGAACTCCACCAGTTGCCAGTACGTGGGCGCAGCTCCGCCGGCCGGATCCGTGCCAACAAGGACTGCCTGCAGTCCCACGTAACACTCCCCGTCGCTCGCCAATACCAGGCTCCCCGTCGTGTAACTCGTCTCCGTCTCGTCCCACTCCTCGACCGTGAACTCCGGAACCTGCAGGCGGAATCGGACGAACACACTGGTCGGAGCCAGGGAGGAAAGCTGAATCCCTTCACTGGTAAGCGCGAACCCCAGAAAAAACGGCGCCGAAGACGTGTTCGGATTGCGCTGGCTCACCGAGAACACGGTTCCGATCGGAGTCAGACCCTCCTGGTCAAGGCTCACCACCTTGTCGTAGTCCGTCGCTGCCGTCCAGTTGGCGCCCTCTGCAGGCACGTTCCCCACATTGCTGTTCACCAGGCTTTCCCAGTAGGCGCCGCCGTAGTAGCACTGGTCCCCGGTGTCGTACGTGGTGACGACATTCCAGTCCGCCAGGTAATAGCGTTCCTCGACCACCATAAGTTCCGGCCATTCGGCATACTCCCAACCGATCCGGAGCCAGCGGTTCACGCCTTGGCACAGACCTGTCAGCAACTTATCGGTGTACGACTCCTCGCCAGGGTGAACCCCCAGCATGGCAGCTGCTTCCTCGAGGACCTTTTCGAAGTTCACTGTACGCATGGCGTCACTCCACCGGCCGCACACCCAGGCGCCCTATCACAGCGTTCTGCTGCTGCGTGGTCTGAAACGCGAGATGCTCGGCATACGTCGTCACGATCTCCTGGATCCGCGGCTCCTTCAAGCGCAACTCCTGAGCGTTCTTCGCCATCAACTCGCGCCAGACCTGCAGCCGAAGCCCAAACGCCTGGCCACCCTCCTTCATCTGCGGAGGAATGCCGGCCAAAGCCTTCACCCAGTCGTTCTCCGTGTCGGATATCTCACGGCTCCGCGCGGTCTCCGCCGGCAGCAGCGTGTCGGCCAACTGCGGCGATATCGAGGCCAGCGCCCAGCGCTTCAGTCCGGCCCGGTCCACCTCGGCGTCCGTGTCCAACGGAAGCACGTACCGGCCGATCACTTCCATCTTCTTGGCCGTGTACTCCGGATCCAGATCGCGCACGTCGAAACTCAACTCGAGGTCATACTGGCCCTGGATCTCCGCCGTCGACCGGGCAATCTGCAATCCTCCCGGGCCGGCGATCCGCGCCAGGTCTTCATCCGTCAGGAACTGCTGCCAGAGCTGAACAATCTGCGTATGCACGAGGATCAGCCGGTCCAGCCAGCGGTTCACCAGCGCCTGCCGCCGCGTCGTGACCATGGTCGGATCCGCCTCGGCATGCAGCCGGCCAAAGTACTCGTCACGGGAGCGCCGCAAGTCCTTGCGAAACACTTCGTTTTCGCGCGGATACTCGGACTTCTCCATCCACGCGATATCATCGCTCTTGGTGACGGTCACTTCGCCACCGGGCCGCAACGTGAACGCCATCCCGGCCCGCCGCGCCGACTTCTTGATCGGCGGGAACGTGCACATCTGCACGTGGTCGCCATACGCATCGCATGAAAGCTTCTCGAGACTCTGCGTGCTTCCATCGAGTTCCGGAACTCCGCGGGCATCCAGGACGTTCGCTCTCAGGTACTCGCGCGCGAACAGCACGAACGGCTGCTGCCCATGCTGATACTCCAGGAGTTCCATGTCCTTGGCCGGCACCGTCAGGCCGGCATTCATCGTCAGTTGGTAGAGACCGGGAATGCCATCCTCGTTCGCCGTCCGAATGTAGACCCGCAGGATCTCATACTTGCCCTTCAGGCGGTCCTCGGAGGTAAGCGCCAGACCTTCCGTGCTTTCCAGCGCCCGGATCGTCTCAGTGAACGCCGTCTTGCCTTCCTGTCCATTCTGGGTAGGGTCGCCAGGAACGCCGACCAGTCCAGCCACGAACTCGTCACTCCATCCCTCGGCGACGGCCTTGGCCTGCGCCTCTGCCTTCGTCAAGATCTCCCGGCAGATCACCATGTCGGCCCGCTGGATGTCTTCCATCAGGTTCCCGCGGAAGAAGATGTCCTCGAACACGCGGTAGGCGCGTACCGTCGGCCGGTTCGTGGCCAGGTACGGTTGCGGAAAACGGCATTGGCCAGTCTTCTGCAGGTCCTCGGTCATCGCTGCAATACGCTCGGCCTTCAAGTCCGGGAACAACCCGGCCAGCAGCGCATTCGTTTCGTCGGTCCGCGCCGGATCCAGAAGAGACGCCGCGATCTCCTGCGGAGGAACGCCGCGGCCCTGTCGCTCGAGTATCCCGGCCACCATCTGAGCCAAATCCTGAGTCTTGATCGTCGTCCCCATCATGCAGACTTCTCGATCCCAGAAGATGCCGATCACCCCGATCGCCGGAGAGTCCCCGTAGGTATACTGGGCGCAGCGCTCCAGGGTCGGGCGGTAGCAGGTTCGCATCTGCTTCAAAACCCAGCGGTGCACGGTTGCCATGCGCTGGGCCCGGCCCTGGTCGGTCGCCTCGACGCCCCGGAATGCCGGACACTGCCCGGCCGCGATCGAGGCCTCCGTGACCAGGTCGACGAACTCGGAAACAACGAGATCCGCCGACCGTAACCGGACGTCACATGCCCCCTCAAAGGGGAACGGCGTCTTCCCGTCGCGGGCCTCCGTGTGCTTACGCCCGTCTTTGCTTTGGCCGTCCCACCGGCAGAATCTGACATCATCGTTTTCGGAACGCCGCGCGCCCACGTACTGAGCTCCGTCGGTCTGGATATAGGCGATCTCGGCCTGGACCTTTTGCACCCAGGTCGCCCCGTCTCCGGTCAATCCATCGCCCGTGGTTTCTTCGGTGTCCATCAGATCCGCCCATAGTTCGTGGTCGAGCGCTTCTTGCTCTCCCAGTTCGACGTGATCACCGGGTTTGGCCGAACGTTCTTCACGCGCACCGCCTCATTGTCCCGCAGGAACTCGCGGACAAACCCCTTGTCGTTCCAGCACTCGGGCCCCAACCGCTGGGCCCAGTAGTGCCAGAACAGCGGGTGCACCCGCATGGTCACCTCGCCGTCCCGCATCGAGGCCTCACCATGGTTGAAGCCCGCCATCAGAGCCTGCTCGTGCCTGGCCTGCGCAACGGCCGCCGCGCTGAACTCCCCCTCGTCCATCTCGGCTTCCAGTTCGGCCACCTCACGCATGATCGCCGCCTGGTTCTCCGGGGACTCCTCCATCAGAAGCCGTTGGATCTCGAGGTCGGTCAGATCCGGGTACTGCAGTTCCTGCACCATGGCGATCTCCCTATTCCGCGAGGGGCGAGCCGTCCGGCGGCCCGCCCCTCAAGCAGCGTCTATGGTGACCCAGTGGGTCAGTAATTGGGGGCGTGATCAAGGACGCGGGAAGATGAACTGGTAATACCACTTCACCCTGCCCTGCGTGTTCGAGGAAATGCACGAACCGTGACTGTTCATCTTCATGGTCGTCAGCAGGTTCGTGGCCGTCGAAAAGTACTGCCAAGGCCAGGTCGCCCGGTACAGCACCGACGTGCCCTCGCTTTGCACGATTGGCGTGACGTTGGCAAACACCTCCGTCCCGTCGGCCGCAATCTCCGTCGACTGCACGAAGCCGTCCGTGTCGGCCGCCCATCCGCTGTATACCAGGAGCGAATCCGTGTACGTGGATCCGGTATCCCAGGCCGTGTCCAGCTTCTGCATCACGAGCCGCGCCAGCGTTCCGGCCGGCAAGGCGTTCGTGATCGTGGTCGTCGTGTTCGTGCTCGTGGTGTAACCCACGAAGTCGCCGTACTCGATGTCCAGGACGTGCGTCGCGCCGCCCCACTGGGCAGACTCGGAAGACGAGAGCACTTCCAGTTTCGAATCCGTCACGCCGGCCAGGACGCCGATTGTCAGCCCTGCCAGCACCAGCACCATCGTCACGATCTCGTTGATTCTCTTCATTGCTTTTTCTCCGCTCGAGCGTTCAACATCCGTTTCAGACCAACTTGCGCAACCAGCCTTTGAGTTGGGGGGCGATCCGGGTTGCACGGACCGCCCCCCGGGGGTCGGTGTTTGGGGTTTAGTCAGATCAGGTGCTGCTCTTCACCACCAGGTTTCCGAGCGGGTTCAGGCACTTGAGCATTTCCATGGACTCGCAGAGGCCCCGCGGGCCGCCGCCGAGGTCGGGCAGTTCGCGCTCGGTCGTACCCTTCAGGGAGGAGATCTCCCAGAGGTTCATGTTCAGGAACAGGCCCGACTTGTACGAGCTCGTGCTCACGGCGCCCGTCGCCACGTTCGTCAGCAGGTACCCGCTCTTCATGAGCTGGATCGTCGCCGAGTTCATCTCGAGCCGCTGCACGGCGCGGATCACGAGCTTCGCCTTCGCGTCGTTCGTGAAGGTACGGATCGGGAAGGTTCCGAACGACGCTCCGGCGTCGGCCGTCACCGTCCAGGCCGTCATCTGGGCGATCAGTTCGATCCCCGCGATGCCCATCAGGGTCAGGTGCTCGTTCGTCTGCTTGAACGCGGCGTCGCACATGTTGCTGAAGACCGCCTCGGTCAACGAAGCGATCGCACCGGTGTAGGCCTGCGCCGTCGGGAGCAGGTACGCATCCGGCACGGGGTAGTTCGTCTGCTTCGTGGTCGACAGCCAGGAGTACGCCCCGCGCGTCTCGTTCGGCTGGTTCGTGCCGTTGTCGTCGGCGCAGTCGCTGTCCGACAGGTACCGGCGCTCCTTCTTCAGCTTCAGGATCACCAGCGCCTTGGCGCGCTGGTTCTGCTTCTCCTTCTTGCCGCCGAGACCCGCAACCGCGGTCACGTCCGCGAACTGCGTGATCTTGTAGGTCCTGCGGAAATGCTGCGCAACGCCGGTCAGCGTCGCCCGCGGCACGGAATCGAACGCGTCGACGTCCTTGCCGTCCATCACGCCCTCATGCCCGGCGTCCGGAATGGTCTCCGTCTGCCACGTCTGAACGCGCTGCTTCAGGTCCTTCGCCTGCCGCACTACCGAGGTGAACGGCGTGGTCTTCGCCTTCACGCAGGCGATCACGTCCGAGATATCCTGGAGTTTCCCTGTCTGGTCCGTTTCTGCCAGCTGTGCCATGGTCGTATCCTCCGGCCAGGTTGGTATTTCCAGCCGTGGCCCGTCAGTCTCCAAGCCCATCAGCAAGATCGTCGTCGTTCTCAGCGTCGAGGATCTTAGCCAGGTTGGGCGATGTCTTCTTGTTCGGCTCGCCACTCGGCTTGCCGGTCGGGGCAGCGGCCGCTCCCGGTTTCGGAACCGGCGCAGGCTTCTTGCCCTTGTCAGTCGTCTTGTCGGTCTGGCCCGCCTTGGTCTTTGCGGAAGTCTTCTCCTCGCGCAAACGAGCCCCTGCCAGCATATCGCCGATCATCACCTCGAACTGAGGGTGACCAGCCAGGTCAGGGAACATCCTTGCGGCCTGGCGCATCGTGATCGCGGCCTCGCTCTTCGGATCCAGCAGATCCGGGTAGGCTTCCTTCACGATCGTTTCGCGGACCTTCGCCCGCTCCTGATTCGCCTGCCGCGCGGCCGGGATGGATTCCTCCAACTCATGCCGCATCTCGCGCCGGCGCGCCTTGATGTCCGCGCGCGTGTACTCCTTACCGCTGACCTCGACGGTCGCTTCAGCATCGGTGCCCATCTCGTCCAACGCGTCGTCGGCCCACTCGACGAACTCGCGCAGTTCGCTCTCCCGCCTGGCCAGCTCGCGCTCGCTCAGTCCGGAAAGCCCGCGCTTCGCCCGCCCGCCGCCGGCCGCGGCCTGTTCCTCGGCCAACTCTTCGAGTTCGCGAATCCTGGCCTCGGAGCGGTCCAACTGGTCCTGCAGGTCCTTCCGCTTGCCGATCTCCTTCTCGATGCGGGCATCGATCTTGCGCTGGATCTCCGGGGGCAGGTCGGACTTCTCACCCTTCTTGCGCTCCCCGGCCTTGGCATCCCCGTCTTCGCCTTCGCGATCCGGCTCAGCCTCGCCATCCTCGCATTCCTGATCGCCTGCATCGCCGGCTTCCGGTTCCGCGGTCTTGTCGGCCTTCTCTCCGGCGCCCTTTTCGGTCGCCTTGACCAGGCCAGCCTCGTCCGCGCCCTGCTCGCCATCCGCGTCGTCGATCACTTCCACTTCATCGTTGTCTGCTTCGCCGTCCATGCGTTTATCCTCCGCATTCGAGTACCCGGGACTTTGGCCTCCCGTGAGCCTGCACCGCTATGCCATCTCTTGCCACGGTTCACATGAGAGCACATCTTGCGCGGATGTCAATAGGTCGGACCGCAGTTTCAGCACGTATCAGCACATATCGGCATATATCGGCACAATTTTCTGAACGCAAAAAGGGCCGGAGATTGCTCTCCAGCCCTTTTCACGCTTGTGGAATTGAAAAACAGTCTAGCCGGACGGCTTCTTGGATGCCATCGCCACCAGGTCCGCCACCAGGACGGCGCACATCTCGCGGCGCCCCTGCTTCTCGCGGATCGCCGGCAGATCCAGTTTCGGATCCGTCTCGTCGTTCACGCAGTCCAGCCATGTCCGCTCAAGGTGTCCGACCACCGCCTTCAGGACGCGATTCGCGCTCTGTCCCTCGAGTGCCGCCTCGATCTCCTCACTCGGCAGACCCATACCGCTCGCCATCACCACTACCGGCCTTTTCGTCCCCTGCTTCACGCTGCACCACCTTTCTTCGTTTCGTTCACCAGCCGCGCAATCGTCTGCACCTCGCATCGGTTCACCCACCCGCGCATGATCCGCGGCCGCTTCGTCAGAACCAGGAACGTGTGCTGCCGGGCCGGTTCCTTCGTCAAGCCACTGTTCGTGGCTCATATACTTCAGCGTATCATGCCTCATCCTCATAACACCACCCTTTCCGCCGGCGCCGCGAGCGCCAGCAAAGCAAGCCATCTCCCATCAGTAATGCCCGCCACCCGTCACCACGTTCAACTCACTCTCATCCACCCATCCGCCTCCGTGCTGGTAGTGCATCCGCAGCACGTCAATCGGATCCTTCGTAGCCGACTCCCCGCTCGCATTCGTCCATGTCTTCAGCGCAAAGATCAAGTTCTTGCACCTACGGCTCACGCGTAGCCGCGGCCTGTTCCCAAACGCCAGAGGCTTCTCCCGATTGAAATACAGCGCACTGTTCAGCAACTGGATGCCTTCCCCGATCGGTGTCTTGCCATCCGAACTTGCCCCCACCGCGGTCGCCGGAACGAACTGCAAGCCCACGTCCGTCAACTCCTCGATCAGCGTCACGACCCGGTCCTCGCCGACCATTCGAGCCCCGGAAAATCGCGAGTCGATCACGCGCTCAAACACCTTCCGTCGCGATCGTGTGTTGCCGGCAACCGGATCTTCCCAGTCCCGGATCCGCTCGAGTTCACTTTTCTCCTGCGGCTTCTCACCCGCTTCCAGATCCGGACGAGGCCCCGGCGTGGCCTTCTTCTCCTGCCAGCCCTCGATCCGTGCTATCTCCTGCTTGTACTGCAGCAATCCCCACCCCAGCGTCTTCTGTCCTTCCCCGCGTTTCCCGTCGACCAGTTTGCCGTCCGGAATGGCCCACGGCCCAAGAACGCCGATGCCGGGGATCGGTTCCACCTGGCTCGGCCACTCGTCGACCACCCAGTCTTCCTCCGGGGTAGACAGCACCCAGAGCATGAACCAGTTTCGTCCGCCGCAAGGGTCCACGTACATCCACCAGGTTCCCTCTTTCGGCTCCTCGCCAGGCTCGAACCCATGCACCCGTTCGTCGAACAGCGGGAACTTCACGGCCGCCTGTTTGTCCGCCACGCCATAGAAGCGTTCCCTGATGAACACGCGCGACCGCCCCGTGACCACCGACCACACGCTCAGAGGGTTGCCGTAGGGATTGTCCGAACTCTTGAACCATACCACGCCGCGCAGGCCGGCATCCTTCCCGGAACTCGCGCACCGGGCCACCCGCGGCGTAATCTCGAACGCCCGATCCGCCGGACAAACAGGCTGGCCTTCGTTTTCGGCCACGATCGGCTTGCCTCCAAACTGTCCAGTGCGCCACTTCCGGCAATCCTCCGGCCTCGCCCAAACACTGCGCCCGGCCCCTCCCGTCATCCATAGGTCCATCTGCGCCGCTTCATCAAGACTCAATCCGCACTCCAAATCCGGGCGCGGCTCCTTCCCGTCAGTGGGGCACAGGTAAGCCGTGCTCCACTTCACGATTTCGCCGCCATCCAGGAAGCCGGCCACGGTCCCGCTATAACCTTCCACCGGCGTGAACGTCACGATCATCTTGCCCTGGCGCTCAGCCAGACGCAGTTCCATGGTCTCCACCCAGTCCCACGGCACCAATTCGTCCGGGTTGATTCCGTCGACGTTGCCGCCCTCAACGTGCTTCCGGTCCATCTCGTAGCAGAGGAACGAACACTCACTGGCGTTTGGCAGGACAAAGTGCTTGTCCGAGAATCCCGTCTGCTGCTTGTAGGACACATAGGCCAGCGACGTCTGCAGCGGCTTCTTCAGGTTGCGCAGTTCAGGAGGGAAGTACCGGTGCATCAGAGGCTGCTGATACTGCCTCGACATCGACTCCGTCGAATGCAGCAGCCACACGCGGCTGCCGGGCCGATGCCAGAGGATCCGGGACATCCGCTTCGCCGCGTACTCCGACTTTCCGCCCCGGTTCCCACCCATGATCAGCAGAGTCCGGAGCGGCGCTTCGAAACCCAGCATCGTCCGCAACGTTGCAGCCTCGGCCGTCGGCACCCACGGAAACCCGAGCAGGCAGTCGCACACCCACCAGATCGGCGGTTCCCACCCAAACTGCAGCGGATAAGTCTGCTCCCGCTGTATCGCCTCGTGGCGCAACCGCACCAGGTCAGCATACCCCAACTCAGGAGAGCAGCCCTTTTCCTTCGCATGCAGTTCACCGTGCACCGGCAGCCACACCGGCATAACAGGATGGTGCGCCTGCACCAGGGACTCTTTCCGGATCGCAGTCACTTGGCCTCCCAGAACCTTGCGGCCGGCCCGCACAGCCCCTCTCCGTCCGCACGCTCTTCGTTGCAGGACCGTCCGGATCCCGGACGGTGGCAATACTCACCAGGCTCCCCATCATCCATCAGGCATCCGATGCACGGTTGTCCATGCTTGCATGCTGCACACGTTCGTTCACCGTGCTCTTTCGTTTCATCCTTCATCCAGCACCTCCGGCGCCGCGAAGCGCCAGCGAAGCAAGCCCTTCACCACTTCCATCGCCACGACACCCGAAAGCCACCACGCGCCCAGGCTTGCACGGCCGCAACAAATCGCTCCCAGCGGTTCACCGTACACCCACCTTTCTCAACGCCCGTCGGCTCACAACCTCGAACGACCCATCATCCACGAACCGAATCAGCACGCTCCCCATCTTCAGCACGCAATCGATCACGCACCGACGCCCGAACAATTGCAGCCGCTTCGCGTTGTTCTTCCACACGAATCGATAAACCGTCCGCTTCATACCAGTATCTCCCGCGGTTCCATGCCACGCGTCGGACCAACAATTCCCTTCTCCTCGAGCAGGTCCATCAGATTGCAGGCCTGCGTGTAGCCCAGTCTAAGTCTCCGCTGCAGCAAACTCGTAGTGGCCCGCCCACATTCCTTGATCACCGCGGTCGCCTGCCTCACCTGCTCATCCGACACCCGGCCACCCCGCGCCGGCACAAACACTACTCGTTCTCCCGTAGCGCCAACTCCGCATGGCGAAGCGAGCGAAGGCGAAGCAAGACCTCTCCTCGACTCCTCCACCGGAGCCGCGGCCACCACTGGCATCGGCGCCGGCGTCGGTGGCAGCACGGGAGCGGGCCCCGTCGCGACCGGCACCGCCGGCGCGCAGAATAAGCACCCATTCCCACCGCACAGCCGGCAGCCGGTCCCCAGATCCTTTGCGTTCGCGCTCATCAGAACCTCAACTCCTCCACCAGCGGTTCAATCGGATCCGACTGGTGCTCCCGGTACTGCCACGAACTCTCCGGCCCGGCGTGGAAGAACAGCCTCTTCACTGGTTCCTCCCCGGTCTCACGCTGCTTCTGCACGATCAGCAACGCGTCTTCCTTCCAGCGCCAGTCGTTCTCGATCTTCTTCCGATCGGCATCGTTCTCCGGCAACTCCTTCGCCGTCGCCAACTTCTCTTCCTTCTCCTTGTTCCGCCACACACACAGGACATTCCACGCCAAGTCGCTCAGGTTTCCGGACCCTTTGATGTCGTACCGACTCGGGTAATGCTTCTGCTCCGGATGCCGCTGGTCCGGTTTCTTGTCATGCGCAACCAGGAAGACGTGGCACGCCTCGGTCGCCGCGAACGACAGTAACTTGTCCACCACCGCCTTCTGCCCGTCGTAATCCTCGCCCTCGAGGCCCGCGATCATCATCAGCGAGTCCAGGACGAAATACTCGATGCCGTAACGCCGAGCACCGTAGCGCCACACCTCGAGCACGCGATCCAGATCCGCCTGGCCAACGTGCGCATACGCCCAGAAAAACTGCGACTGCCACTCCACCCACTGCCGCAACTGCTTCTCATCCGCCGCGCGCGGCCGCCCAAACACCTGCCTCAGGATGTTCCGCAACAGTTTCCGCGCCGGTATTTCCAGCGAGGCGATCAGCGACTTCCTCCCATACTTTGCCGCCAGCCAAGACAGGATGAACGAAAGCAGCACCGTCTTCCCATGCGAGTTGTACCCATGCAGGATCGTCACTTCGCCGCGGCGCAGTTTGAAAGGCATGGTGAACGGAAGATCATCCCCAGCGGGTTCACCATACCGCTCCGGGAACATCTCCGCGGCGATCTCGTCGAGCAACTCAATCGGACTCCGCAACTCCTCCGGATCGAACCCACGCGCCTTCCGTGTCGCATCGAAGATCTCGTCTGGAGTCGCGCCCATCACCAGCGCCTCATTCCCATCCTTCCACCCGCCAGGCATCAGCAGAATCCGCACGCGCTCGAGGCCCAGCCGCGGCGCCACCTGCCGAGCTCCGGTCTGCCCCGCGGCGTCACGATCGAACGCCAGGTAGATGGTCTCGAAATGCTCCAGCCACTGGTGGCACTCATCCAACCATCGCTTGTGCCCCTTGCTCAACTCCCCATCCGTTTTCGCCGGCTGCGCTCCGAACGGAATACTCACAGCCGGCAACCCAAACTGGTCCAGCGCCATGGCGTCCAGTTCACCCTCCGTGATCACCAGATCGCGGCCCTGCTCCGGGATCCGCGGCATTCCGAACAGCAACGTCTTTCCTCCCTCATCCAGTCTCGGACCCGTCCGCTCGTAACCCTTGTCCTGGATGTCCCGGAACTTCACCAGAGCCAGCGATCCCTTGCGCCACGCCTTGGCCCCTTCGTTCCAGACCATCTCAAAGAACGGGAACACGACGCAGCAATGGTCCTTACCGTCCCAGTGTTTGCCCTCGAACTCACCGACCTCGAAAGCGCGGATGGTTTCCGGCGTCAGTTTCCGCACTTCGGTCAACCACTTCCACACTCGGGAACCTTCCTGCACCGGTTTCCAGTCGCGAGGCACCTGGCCGCGACCCACCACTTTCGTCCGCCGGCTCGCCTGGATCATCTCCTGGTCTTCATCCCGGATACCAAGATACTGCTTGATCTCCTCGATCGCGCGGCCGAACTCGACGCCCTTGGTCAATTGCCAGAGCTTGATCAGATCGCCACTCTTCTCAACGGCATCCGCTCCCCAGTCGAAGAACGTACCGGCATACTGACCCTGCAGGGTAACCTTCAGGCTGGTCCCCTGTTTCCCATGCACGTCGCCACAGATCCACTTCCCGTTCTCGAGTTTCCCGCTGGGCAGCAGCATCTCGCACACCTCAAGTGCCCGCCCATTCAATCGCTCTTTGATCTCTCGAACGTTCATGCCATCCCCCGTCTGGCCCCGCCGCCGCGAGCGGAAGCGAAGCCAGGCTGATCGATCCTCAGACCTCCAACTCGTCCAGCAATACATCCAACCTGCGCTGAATCACCCACAGTGTTCGACTCTGCGCATTGAGCGTGTCAACAACTGGAGAAGTGCCCGAGATCACCTTATCCTCAGCAGTCGGCGGAGCGGCGTCGTTCTCCTTTTCCACCTTCCGAAGTACCGGACCCAACCGCACAAACAGTTCGTCTAATGTGGAGCAAATACGCGTGATCTGCCTTTCGATCAGCGCGCAACCATACACAACGGGCTCCGGTTTCGGACCTGGCTGACTTTTCGGCGTCGTCGGTTCATGACTTACTTCATGACTCCGTGCGTCGGTTCGTTGCTTATTCGCCGGATCACCCAAACCACGTATCGGTATTTCACCTCTCACAGAACCATCCCTTCTGGCGACCTCACGCCGCCCTCTTCCCCTTCGCCTTCTTCCCCTTCGCCGGCGCCGGATCGTTCGCAATCACGCACGGATAGGCCTTCGCGGCCGCGTCGATGAAGTCCTGCGCATCGAGTCCCACAATACTGATCATCAGCATCAGGTCGGGCGTCTCCCTCTCGACGTCCAGCGTGCTCAGATCATCACCCAACCACGGCAGTGCGCAGCACATCGATTTCTTGAGTTCCGCCCAAGCCAAGTTCGCGAGTTCGTCGTTGTAGTCGATCAGGCGATTGAATCCATCCCGAGTGTGCTGAATTGCAGCGTCGGCCGGGTCCGCGATCCCGTACATGACCACGGCTGCAAGCATGCCCTTAGGTTCATCCAGCGCCGGCGGACACTTCTCGGCGGCTTCAAGCCAGTCCTCCAACGACTCGACCATATGCGCGAGGCGATACTGCTCAGTGGTCGCCTGCTGCTTCTGCCGCTTCGCCTCGCGCGGCAGATCATCGGTCTCCTCATGGACTTTGATGTAGCGCAACTTGCCAGCGTCCTGCCCATCGATGTCGATCGCGGCCACCGCTCCCTCGACGCCTTTCGCCACCTCCTCGTACTGCCACGATCTCAGAACGTTCTCGCGGTCTCCAAAACCGCGGTTCCACGTCGTGGTAATCAGCCGAACTGGACCCTTCGCTTTGCGCTGCGCCGCCTTGACCTGCTGGTCAATCCAGAGCCGATGCTTGGTCTCGTAACAGGCCTTGTCCAGGCACCGCGCCCCATCGTCGTTATCGTCCGGAAACAGATCGGCCATGGCGTCCGACCGGGACATGCAGGCACTGCAAGGACCGGCACCAAGGCCTTCCGCGTCCATCGACCAGGGCGCGTTGCGGAGGTTCAGCATGCAGTACTCGATCGCTTGCCGCATTCCGCTCAACGTCATGTCCGGCTGACTGTGCCGCAGGAACTGCGCGAGCAACTCGTCCTGCACGTGGACCGGAGTATGCGCGAGCAAATCGAGCGCTCCCGTCGGCGTCTTCCGCAGTTCCGCGTACTTTGCGGCCTGTGCGTCGTCGGCATCCGTTGCTGTTCCATCCAGCACGCCGATCCACGCCGGCGACAGTTCCGTCAACTTCACCCGGCGCGAAACCCACGCCGTCGACTTGCCGACGTCGGCGGAGATTTCTTCGATGGTCCGGCCAGCGTCCAGGAGTTCCTTGACGCCCCGGGCTTCCTCCAGCGGCTTCAAGTCCTGCCGCTGCAGATTCTCAAGCACCGTCACGGCGATCGCCTGCTCGTCCGACAGATCGCGCACGATGGCCAGGATCGTGGGCCGATCCAATAGCCGGTGCGCCATATACCGCCTGGCGCCGGCCAGCAGTTCAAACTTCTCACCCAGCGGCCGCATCACAACCGGCTGCAGCAATCCGCTCGACGCGATGCTTTCCGCCAGTTCCTTCACCGCCGGGTCCTGCGGGTCAATCACCCGCGGGTTGTGCTTGCTCAGCACGACCTCGTCCAGCACTACCTCCTGCAACCCCAAACGCACCGAACTCATAGTGTCTCGACTCCTTTCCCCAGTTTCCGATCCGCATTCGCCAGAGCTGCTTTGATCCGCGCATGCGCGGCCGTGCGGTCCAGCTCCGTTTCAACCGCACCATCACCGTCCGGCGGCGCGATGTTCACCGCAACCGGCTCAGCCTTCCGAAGATCCCGTGCACCGCGTGCGTTCTTTCCACGCCGGTACCCTGGGTTTCGCTTCAGCCACTCCTTGCTCTCGCGCCTGTGGTACTCCGCAGCGCACGACCCAGCATGCCGCTTCCGCGCATTGGGCGCGTCGGGCCCAAGCGATTTGCCGCACACGTCGCACATGCGTTCCTGCCGCGGAGCCGGCATCGCTTTTGAGCGCTTGGCGCCACCCAGTATCACCGGCGTGCCGTCTGCCATGCCAACCAACCCAGCCAGCGCGGCTGCCGCGGTCTGCAGCGCGGCGTACTCGTCGCCCGTCATGCACACCAGCAACTTTCCTTCGACCATCTCTCCAACCCTGTTCACCGTTTCACCCTTTCTGTTTCTCGCCCCACTCATCGCTTTCGCACTTCGCCCGCGTCTCCGGTCCGGAGGCGCCCTTGTCGGCCACCGCTGCCCAGCGCAGCGCCCGATGCCAGGCCTCTGGGTTCCGGTAGTCGGCCGGCCCCATGGGCTCCTGGCGCACCTCACCCTCCGCCGAGTTCAAAGCGCACCCTATCGACGTGGTCTTTGACATCGTGAAGATCAGTCATGTTCACAGGGTTCGCCCCAGCGCGAACAAGCACGGGTGGAACAGCACCATCCCGGAAGGCGTTGTCCATGACCTCGACCGCCACAGCCATGGCAATCTGAAGCGCCCGATGCTCCTCGTTGCCCTCGACAACGATCACAGTCTTTGCCCGTTCAATCTGCATTCTGAGCTCCCCGCACGTGCTCCGTAGGCTGATCCTCCGGAACCTCCGCCGGCCACTTGCGCGTCATGTTCCGAACCTGCTTCTCGCGCAGCGCACGTCCGATCGATTCCGGGCTATGCCCTGCGCGCCAGGCGCCATCCAAGGCCAGGATGATCACGTCCACCCACTCCATGAGGTCCAGCGGATCCAGGCGGATCTCCGCCAGTTCCTTCTCGATGTGCCGCGTGATTCCGATCGTGCGCCGACCAGGTCCGAACGTCTTGTCACTCCACGCCCGCTGCTGACGAACGAACTCCTCGACTGCCGTGCAAGGCACGCCCCGAGCGTCCGCTCGCTCTCCGGTATTCGGGACAACCTGCACGACGCGGTCATCCCAGAGCTCGATCATCATGTGATCCTTGGCATGCGTGATCGGCAGCACGGTCCCCACGTGCTTCTCCAGCCAGAACTCGATCGCCGACCGGCACTCCGCGGCATCGGGTTTACCCGGGAACACACGGGCGGTGACAATCCGCACATCCCGACCCTGCAGCAGCCATCGCTTCACCCGCGTCAGCATGAGCGGGATCGGCTCGCCAATGTGGCCAGCCGACTTCCATCCGTCGTAGAACGCCAGGGTCCCGTCCAGGTCGACCCCTATCCATCCATCACCCTTCGACCCATGCAGATCCTTCATCACCTTCCACCGCCTTCCTGTGCTCGCTGCTGTTCACGCTCCGCCGCCAACCGCGCGGCTTTATCGCGCGCGGCCTCGAAGTCGGTGTCTGCCGGCTTCTGCCAAGGCGGCGCGGGTTGTTTTCGTGCGGAAGCGGACTTCTCCCACCGCATCTCAGAGTTCGAGGCGTACTTGCGCAGCTCCTTCGTCGGGGTGGACGTCCGAGGAAGCGCGGCGCCTCGGCCGTAGTCCATCGTCAGAGCCTTCACCACCTCGCACCAGTCCGCATTCGGGTAGGCCTGCCAGATCGGGTAGAACTGGATGTCGGTCATCCCCTGCCATTCCGGACCGATCGCTTGCACACCTCGGAGGATCTCCATGATCTCCGAGTGTCCCTCGGAAGCTGGAGTCTGATCGGGAGTGGGTGAAACGTTTCCCTCTTCTCTACTCTTCTCTTCTGTACTCTTCTCTAGTATAGTGTTTCCTTGTTTCGCCTCAAAACCATGTAACGTTTCACCGTTTCCGGGCGTTTCCACGGGAACACCCCCGGCGTTTCGCCTACTTCGGTAGGCTCTGACCCTTTCCGTGGAGCTTGAAAGGGCCGTCTGCCACTTGTCCCACCCCCGGGGTGCCAGGTCAGGACCCAGTAAAGGGCGGTCGCCGGACTGGAGGGTACCCAGTCGACGGGCTACCTCACCCTCCGGCAACCTCACCGAGTAGGCAATTTCGGCCACGCTCTTGCCCACCAACCGGCCCTCCTTGTGCAAAAGGAGGCACCAGACGTACATCAACTGGGTCGTTTCAGGGAGCCTGCGAACCTTCGCGTTGTCCAGGATGCCGCACGAAAGTCGGATGAAAAGTCGTGGCGTCACAGTGTTCCTCCCCACTCCAGGATGCCATCCTTGGCGACCGTTACCGTCAGGATCGCCCCCCGTGCGGGATGCTTTGGCTTCCGGCGCGCCATGCGAACGTACATCGTCTGACCGTGCACCGGAGCCCCTTTCACGGTCGGTCCGCAGCGCAGGAACCGCTTGTTTCCAGCCACCCCGATCACCCAGACCTTCAACTCTGGCGGCCGTTTTTCGGCCGGCGGATTGGAGGCCAGCAGGAGCGCCACAGGAGCCTTCGGAGCGAGGTCCGATTCGTCGATCGGAGGCGGCGGTTTTTCGGCGGTAGGCGGGGCCTGGCTGGCCGCAGGCGTGTCAGGAACTTCCTGCAGGCCATGTTCCAGCGTCCCCGGTTCGTGGGGCATCCTGCCGTCAATGGCGGCGGGGCTCTCAGAAATTCCGAGGAACACCGTGACCTGCTCGACGCCGGAAGCGGAGTAGATGATGCGGCCGTTTTCGAGATCCCAATCCTCGCCGCGCTCGAGGTCCGGACGCAGTTCCTTGATGCGGGCATCGGATACTCCCAGCATCTCTGCCAGCACCGTCTCAGCAATCCATCCCTGTCGCATGAACGACCCCCTTTCTTGAAAATCTTTCCCGTATCAACCCATCGATGCATTCAGCCCGCCCGCGCCCATTCGACCCCCTCCCCCCCTGGCCGTCCTCGCGCGTTTTCCATCGCGATCGCGGCCAGGTCCGTCACCCTGGCGCCTGGTCACCCGAGGCCTCGCGCCCATGCTCCCGAGCACCTTGCCCGTGGCGAATGTCGCGAACTCCATCGGAATCCCTTATTTTCCGGGGTAAACCATCTGATAATTTATCAGACACACCAGGGGAAGAAGGAGCCCGGGCGCCCGTGTCACCCGACCCAGGACCTATCGCCACCGACGTGGCCGACCCGCCTTTTGGCGCGGGCTCCATCCCCACCAATCCATTGCTCTGCCCATCGCGCGCGCCCGCGCATGGACCTATCTCTACAGAGTGCGTGATGTCGATGGCAGCAGCCTGCAGTCGCCTGTACTCCTCGAGGGCAGCCTCGATCGAGGGACCGGACTCCTGATGCTCCACGCGCACCGTAGCGCCACCAGACAGGAGCTGGGCCTTGTCCACACCCACGCCGTGGATGATGGCCAGGTCGCGCGCAGGGATCTCATCCGCTGCATCCTTGTCTGAAAGGCGATCGATAAGACGCTCAGCGGACAACGCCGCCACCATTCCTGCAGCCTTCGCCAGGCCGGCCGTCTGCTCCTCGGGCTTGATTCCGGCATCATCGCGCAGCCTGGATACCGTGTTGACGCTGATGTGGAGGAGTTCGGCGATCCGTATGATGCCAAACCCGCCGCGCAACAGATCCACCACCAGCCTGCAGGTCTCAGGCTTGCGGGCCTTCACCCGCTCGAGCGTGAACTCGCCGGCGGCCTCGAGGGCCTCTACAACGGCGCCGACATCGTCAGGCAGAAGTTGCAACTGCTCGGAACTCATGCACCCCTCATCCGGATCACTCGATGCAGCCACTTCAGAAAGCCAGAATGGACAAAACGCGCCCCATCCGACCCTTTACCTGCAGGATGCACCTCCGACAGCCGGCGGGCCAGCTCGACCGTGTCCAGGGCCTTCCTGCGGGCCTCCAGCTCAGCAACCATGGCGGAGATCACATTACGGATCTCGACCAGGTTGTCTCTCAGGCAGTCATCGCACAGCACCCGGCCCGAGGCCCGATCCTGCGCAACCGGCGTCGTAAACCCACACGCGCTGCATCTGCTCACCGCACCCTCCTTCTCCATCATCGCCTGGAATGCTTCACGGTCGACAACCCGACCACGAGGTCTTCCAGCGCCGACTCAGGAATCCTGTATTCACGCCCGACTTTGACCGCCCGGAGCTGCTGGCTCGCGATCAAACGGCACACCCGATCCCGATCAATCTGCAGCTTTTCGGCGACCTGGTTCACCAGGTAGTGTTGCTCGAGAGGCATAACTGCACCTCCGCCCCGGCTCCCACCAGGTCGGCTGGTACCGCACCTGATAGGCCCCGACAATCTCACCGACCTCTGACAAATAACCCCGGCACGAGTCCGACCACGTCATGAGCGTCCGAGGAGGGACTCGCCCAATCCAGCGCCGTGTCCGGATCACCTCCGGCAACGCGCCGCGCGCGAAGAACCGCTCCGCCAGGACTTGGCTTGACGTCTGCACGTGGGACTCGATCTACGCCACCAGCCACCACAGCAACACAGTCGCGGTCACCAGTCCGGCCGCGAAACTGCCCACAGCAACTTGAGTCAGGTGCTGCCGCTTCAGTTCGCGTTCCACTGCGCTCAACATGACGGCACCTGCCTCTCTTTGGGTATCGGAGCCATGCCCCGCGCCTGGTGGCGATCGCACTCGCGCAGACCCACGTGCCACAGCCAGTTGGCAGGCGTCCGCTGGTCCGCCGCCGCCGCATCCTTCATCCGCTCGAAGTCCTTCACCGGCATCCGCACCAGGACAAACCACATGCCCGCCTTGCGGTCACCGTCCCGCCGGCTGCCCGGCGCCGACTTCATCCGCTTCGCCATCTTTGCCATACAACCTCCCCTTCTCACCGACCGACCACCACCGTATCCACCGCACCAGGCAGCAGAACACGCCGCTCAACCGGGTGTTCGCGCCACCATCTTTCCCTGCCAGCCACGTCCACGGCCTCTGTCGCCCTGGCGTCGGCCTCGCAGGCCTCGAGCGTGTACTTACTCCGCGCAAACTCGCTCTCTCGAATCTGCGCCTCGAACAAAGGAAGTCTCTCTACCGCCTTTGCCACCCGCCGAAGTCCGTTCCGGATCCGCTGGGCCCGCATCGCGGCCGCGCCACGATGCCTGATCGGCTGCGGAGTCCATTCGTCGGTTCCCATCATCGGTCGGCATCCTCCCGGCAATTCCCGTCGCATCCGATGGTGCCGCAATAGTCGCAATATCCAAGGTCACGCATGGCTAGGGATACCGCTTGCCAGACCTTGCCGTACTCGGGCGATGGCCGTAGTCCTTTGACGATCCGGTGCCCGAAGTTGTCCACCAAACGGCAGAGTTGCTCGATCTTCTCCGACCGTTCATGGGCGCGCTTGGCAGCAGACTCGAGTTCCTTCTGCAGCCTGGCAACCTGGCGCTCGGCTTCCTGCACCTTCGACATATGCCAGCACGGCATGCACAGCCTTCCTGGATCGTTGGCCGTCTCATCGCTGGTCTCTTCGTAGTTCCTGCCACACTTCGGACACGTCGTTGTCATCGTTGGCCTCACGCTGCTGGGGGAATGGGATAGGCTTGACGGGCCAAAGGATGTTCGCGGAAATGCTGGAGGAGAATCCTTCGAATCACTGCTGCCCTCGACAAGCATTCCGCCTTAGCCTCGCGATCGACCTGGTCGACCAGTTCGTGGGGTGCATGAAACGCCACGAATACTTTGCCCTGCCTACCGTTCTCCGTTTGCATGCGGAGATTCTCCGGAGAATCTCCCGGTAAGTCAAGAAATAATGTTTTACGTCCTTGAATTTCTGCTAAACTCCGTCAGACTTCCGGCGTAGGGAGGGCTGTACTATGGCAACACATAGCAAAGGCAAAGGAATGGTTCCAATCAGTACGAGCCTACCTAAAGAGGCATACTCGGAACTGTTGCGACGCAAGGAAGACGGTCACTGGAAGTCAGTAGGTGCCTATATCCGAGCCGTTCTGGAACTGCACGTACAGCAACAGGGCGCCGTCCGCGAGAAGAGAATGCTCGTCATGGATACACCACCGGTACAGGACGAGGAGAAAGGTGATCAAACTACATGGCAGCAAAGGACACACAAGTGAACACAGGTAAACTGCTGCTTCCGGGCGCAAGAAGCGATGACAAGAAGTACTGGAAGATCGCGATCACTTCTGCCATTGCGGTTGCCTTACTGATCGCCGCGTGGACGTGCTACTATTTGGTCCGTTACCCAATAGTCCAGGTCGGCTCCTTCCATCAACCTTTGGTTTTCGACCGGTTCACCGGACGACTGGGAGTCGAGTTGTGGTCGCGCCGGCAATCTGAATCTGTCCCATCACCCTGTCCTGATCCGAAAACGCAAGTTGCCACAAACACACCAGAACCAGGATCTGGAGAAGTGCGATTCCTAAGCGACATCGAACGCGAAGAACGCGAGGCGAAGGAACAAGCCGAGTTGGCTCTGAATAATGCAAAATGGATCGAAGAAGCCAAGATCCGTAAAGCGGAACGGGAGAAAGAAACCAAATATCGAGCAACCCCGAAATAATCTGACCGTTTCACAGTTCCGGCTCCGGCGGCGCCGCTGATCCCCGGAAAGCTACGCGAAACGTAGCCTCTGCGACGCGAAACGTAGCCTCACAACTCCGGCGCCAGCGGCGCCGGCTGCCGGGTCAGCGTGGCGTAGACGCGGCACGTCATCGAAATGTCCTTGTGCCCCAACCAGGTCTGCGCAACCTCGGCGCCCATCCTCGAGTACCATTCGGATCCCCTGAGCCGTCGCAGTTCATGGGCCTTCTTCTCCGTCTTCCAGCCGAGATTCGTCATCCAGGTCGCGAAGTCCCTGGCGATCAGGTTCTCCCTGGCCGTCTGATTCGGGAGATCGATGAGGAACTCGCCCTGGCCTTTGAGCTCCAGGAGCGTCTTCCACAGGTCCGGATGCACCGGCAGCACGCGTTCCCGATGGTGCTTCGGATGAAAACCTTCCTCCGGGCGGTTCAGGATGTTCAGCCGGATCCCGCCGGCCGGATCCATCGTGAACCAGTTCCACCGACAGAAGGCGACCTCCGCGGCCCGCAGCCCCAGCTCGTAGCACAGCAACCAGGTCACGCGCTTGGGCCCCTTGAGCTTCCGGGCCTCCTCTTTGGTCTTCGCCACCAGTTCCTCAGTCAAACCGATCGCCGGGTTCGGGAACCGGAATGTGGCGACCGGCGCCGAGAACCGACCGGCCGCCCGGAACGGCGCCATGTCCGGCAGCCGGATATCCCGGTACGCCTTCATCGCCCTGGCTCCGAAAATCGCCTTGGCCTGCGTCAAGGTCGAGGCAATCGTCCGCCGGCTGGAATCGCTGTCCTTTTCCGCCAGGGCCGCCGACACGTAGTCCTCGACGGTCTTCTCCGTCAGGACGTTCGTCCTGGCCGTCGTAAGATCGTGCCCAGCGCCCTTCAGGACGGTCCGGAGCGACGAGACGTAGCCCACCATCGTCCGTTGCCCTATCCGGCGCTCCTGGCCGTGCTTCTCGAACCGGTTGATCACTTCCTGCATCAGGGGCCAATGGGCCGCTGCGCGATAACGCCCCCGCAAAGCGAACTCCCCCAGGCGATCCTGCAGCGCCGCGCCCCGCGCCGCCTCGAGGATCCTGTTGCGAACCGTGACGGCAGCCTTCAGGTCCGTTTCCCGTGTTGACTCCCACATCTGTTTGCCGTTAATCTGGCACCTCACGTGCCAATACGGACTATGAGCAGGTTTATACAGGTTTTTCGGCTTCGCCATGGCTTACCCCTTTCGCGACATCATCTGATTAACCCATGCAACGCATCAGATGGTTACAAGTTTTACCACAGGTCTAGGGAGGCGTCAAGGGGTATATCTAGGCATATCTCGGAAGGTGAAAACAGGGCAAAAGTCCAAGCAAAACGCGGAAAATGCGGCACTTACGGAAGTTACGCCAGCTTAGCTCAGTCGGTAGAGCAGCTGATTTGTAATGTGTAGTGAATTCGCGCTAAAGACATAAGCGCAAACACCTTCCTACAATCCGCCCGGAAATATCGCGATTTTCACCGCGACTCCAGCAATCGTCTCAGGCCGGCTTCATGACGTGGCCCAGACTTCTTGAGTGCTTGGACGATGGGGTCCACGCCTATCCTGTCGCGAGCCGCCATGATCTCAGAGAAAACTACGTCTTGATATTCTCGGGACCGCATTCGCTTTTCGCTGGTAGCAGACAGTTTCCCATCGAGCATCTCGCGAACGGTTTCCTTTGCATCCAGCACCAATCGAGATCTCCGCTTGTTCTCCGGCTCTTTTTCCAACGCCACAGCTTGCCGCCGGCCGGTATCAGACACACGCAACCAACGTCCTACCGCATTACTTATCAGTGGCCACTGCAGGACCTTCTCGATGCGGTTTCGCTCCCCAGGATAGGGATTCTCCAGGTCGAACCGCGTGATGAGCCCAAACGTCATATCATTCCAGATTTTCTTTCCCAAGGGCTTAGCCGCGTAAGTTCCACCTGCCGTCATTTCGTCGTTGTTCAGGACATTCCCCCCACTCCAACGGTCATAGGGGTTCTGCTTGTCGACGTAGTAGTCGTACAACATGCGAAGAGGATCGAGTATCGGATTCACGCCCGGCAACTGCGATCCGGCAAGGTTCATCAACTCGAGACCGTTCCGAACCTCATCCTTGCCCTTGATCGAACGATATGCGAGGTCGGCAAGACCGCCAAAGATTCGCTCAAACTCTGTCTCTGGACCTCGCAGATAGAGCACTTTCTTGGCTTTCTCGTCTGCCCACCCGAGCGGCACCACATCATAGTTCAATTGAGAGTGCTTCGGCACGGAATCGAGCATATCCTGGTACTCAGCCATCAGCTTCTTGCGCTTCTCCGGATCATCCCCGCCGTCCCCCTTCAACCACGCATACACATGGACTGCAGCCCAGTACTTCACCATCCTAGGCAATATTGCGTACATGAACAACTTGTAGAGAAACTCAGCCTTGCTCATGTGCGGATCGTTCCAGGCATCGATCTTGGATTTCAACCCCTCTTTGGCCGCATTCTGAAACGGGACGACAGCGTCGGCCAGAGTGGCCAAGTGGGCACGCTCCATGAAGTCAGGAGAACCAGCCCTCCCACGTACAGTACGCCTGAGTTCTGCCTCAGTCATCCCAAG